CACCTCTTTCCAGATGGAGAGTGGAAACAACACACTTATGAAGATTACCGCACCCACATCCACGAAAACAATTGAATGGGTAGTTGGTAATGGTAGCAATATATACTCTTTATCCATCCCTATCACTAATACAGCGGTAACTATTAATTCACTATGGATATCTTGGGTATTTACCGTGAGAACCTATAAGAACTATCTATACTTGCGTGTTTATCGCGATGGTGCTCTTGTTCCTTCTGGAAAGAAGACCTTAGAGGTAGGTGGAACATTTATAATGAATGTTACTGGGGGAACACCAAAGGCTTATATCGGTAAGTTCAGAGACAATGTGTATATGGAGGACTTTAAGATCTATGATCGTGTTCTTACATACACCGATTTCCCAGCACTTACTAGCCCTCGTGTAGTTTCTAATGATAAGATCGTCACTGGTGTAACTAACAACGAGTTGTTCTATAATCTTCCTGACTATTTTAGTGGATACAACTTAAAGTATGTCATAGAACAAGATATCCATCGGTCTGCTTTGATAACAGATGATAACAGGTTGAGAATCGTGGGTGATTACAGGGGAACTACACACACCGTAACAGTAAGGGCTAGCAATCGACAAGGATATACTTTCTGGAGTGTTATTGTTACTGAGATTAATGCACCACCTATCCAGCAATACTTTACAGAGGCTAGTGGCACCCTAACGTTTGATCTTCAATATGGTGACGTGGGAGCTGAGGGGACTGAAAGTTATAATCAGTTTGTTGCTGATTTTCAAGATGATATCTCTACTGAACTGGGAATTGATCCAGAGAATGTTGTTGTTGATCAGATCACATATGGATCTGTCATCGTCGATTTTAGGATCCTCCCAGACAGGACTAAACCACTAGTTAATCCTGCTGTATTAATGAAAGAAATGAAGGAGAAAGCAGAAAACCCTGCGTCTAATTTTAGGAGACGTGGTAAGTTAGGAAAGAAACTACAATCTGTTAAGATTCCACCTGGTATCCTTAAACGTGCTGATAATCCGGATACAGAGTATATTGATATCACCGATGATTTACCTATTGTGTATGATCTTACTGAGTTTTTTCAAGGTATTAACATTGGATATTCTGTAAAGACTAGCCCACACAACAATGTATCTATTGATTTACAGAATCAGACTATGACGATTATTCCAGATTTCAGGAATGCTACATACACAGTTGAGGTATCAGTTAGCAATCCTTCTTCAGCTTTTACCCTTACATTCGAGATTACTGAGCCACAACTTACACCACCTACTGCTCTTGATCCAGTAAGCTTTTCACTAGGAGACAATGAGATGGAAATTGATATCCGTGACTATATTATTGGGAAACAGTTAAATACATTCTCTATCGTATCTAACCCTAAAAATAATGTGGTGTTAGTGAATGACAGTATTTTCAAAATAACTGGTAGTTTCCGTAATGAGTTATACTCTGTGGTGTTTAGGGCGTCTAACTCCACAGCTAGTGCTGACTGGACATTGAATGTAAAGGAATTACCACTACCACCTACTCGTCTTATAGACAATATCAGTGTTTCTCTTACAGACAATAAGGCGGAATATACCCTAAGCTCTATATTCGCAGGCGATGGGATATATTTCGGGGTAGTAGAGGGTACAGGGAGAGAGAGCAATGTCGTTATCACAGATACAACTGTATCCATTCAGGGAGATCTCCGTGGAAAAGACTACGACGTGGGTATATTTGCTAAGAACGACACAGATGATGTTATCTGGACAGTAAGGGTTACAGAGGGATACCCACCAGCACCCACAACACTCCTTTCTGACCAGAACATCACAATAGGATTAGATCATATTGAGTGTAATATAGCAGAGGTATTTGATGGTATTAAATTATCGTATGAGGTAGGTCAATATCTAACAACTGACGTAGATCCTAATGATGGTATCAAGGATTATCTTCAACCAAGTGATCATCAGGTGTTTATAGACAACCCTCCGTGGGCTAGATATCACGCTAAGAACTGGGATATTTCCACAAACACTCTACCGGATACATCCGGAAATGCCAGAGATGCGATCAAGGCATCCGCATCCACTTCGGGTATTTATAAGAAGTCCATTGATGGGATTGATCAGATTTATGCTGAAAAGGGTGGTATTCTGGAAATACCATCTGGTTTGTTCAGTAATGGAACTACTACTATCTGTTCTATTTCAAGATACACTTCAGGAATATTAGAGAATCACGGAAGAATAATAGGAACACGCGATGATAACCTCAATATAATCCACGGACATTGGTCAGGAAATCGTGGAGTTGTCAGTATGAATGGCTTTATTACAAATGTGGTAAATGTTGGAGATAAACAAGACTGGCTCATTTGTTGTTCTAAAACTCGTGGTGTGTCTCCTAATAATGTACTTATAGACAATATTGCTGCAGGTACTACAGCAACTACTGAACTTGTTCAATCTACAAGTGCGAAGCTTTATGTGAATGGTGTGGATCAGGAGAAGAGTGAATGGGCACTTTCACACCTTCTTGTTTGGGATACAGAGTTGAGTGATAATGATCTAGCTACAGTATCACAGATATTGACTGATTACATAGCGGGAACAGCGAGTGTTCAGAGAGAAAGAAGAGAAGTGATCAATTATCTAAACACGTATAATAACATAACATTTGATCCCACAACGGATCTTAAACTCTCTTTGGAAGGATATTACAGAGGTGTTACATATGATGTATATGTTCAAGCGAAGAATGCGAAAGATACTGCTGTATGGACACTTACTGTTACAGAGGTTCCACCGCCGCCACCTACACTACTTGTAGCCACAACCAGTGAGAGGGTTACTTATGGAGATTTTGTATTTAATCTCTCTTCGTATGTATCTGGGTTTAACATTCAGTATGTGAATACCATTACTACACAAGGTATGAATGATAGTGTATCTATTGATAATGACAAGTTGATCATTAACAGCTCTTATAGAAATCTTAACTATAATGTATCTGTAAAAGGATCTAATCTTAGTGGTGAAGAAACTACCGTGTTTAGTATCACTGAAACAGGAACATTACCGCCTGAGAGTGTGAGGGACAAACCGATTTATTACTTCCCTTCTCTATCCACAGCACAGAAGATACCACTATCAAAACTGGTCTATGGACAGATATCAAACGTCAGTATTGTAGAAAACCAAAACGTAACATATGATACAACACTCAATGAATTATCAGTTTCGCGTTCCGGAACTTCCAATTCCACTTCCACTTATCCAATCTCTATGACATTTACTAATCCGTATGGAACACTTGTATGGAATGGTTATATTGTGGAGGGTGGTTATCAAGGATATACTATCCCTTCATTAGGAGATGATCAAGTTAGTGATAACATCTATTCAACATCATCCCTTGTGGAGTATAACCTCAAAAATATTCGTAGGAGCACAATGCCTATCAACCGTATTAGCGAATATTCGTTTATTTATAACCCATATTCACTTGACAAGAATGATTATGAGATTGATAACAAATTGGGTTTTCTTACGATTAACGATAAGAGACGTGGAACATATGATATTGTAATAGGTATCGATGGGGAGACATATGTTTTGAGGGTACATGAGAGACCTTCTAAGGATATCAACTTGAACCTTATGGTTTGGTATGGATCAGCAATTGTCAATAAGATGATCACAAACAATACCGGAAACCCTGTTATGGTTTATGGATTACTGAAAACAGTGCCACCTTATGCTAAGTATGTGTCAAGAAGATATGTGCTAGATAGCGATATAGTTATTGATCTTAAAAATCTGTTCAGTGGGTATATCAAGACATATAGGATTATTCAGGAAATAGATATGACAAACGCTACATTGGAGGGTGAAACATTGAAACTGAAATGGGGCGGATATGGAAGATCATATGAGATTATGGTGATAGCTGAGAATGATTATGGATCAGCAAATGTAAGTGTGGATGTCAGTGAGAAAAGGGTAGGGTATGAGGATAAGATGGAAAAGTTCTGGTTAAATATGAAGACACTACAAAATTATATAGTTGTGTAGAATACAACAAAAAAATAATGTAATCAATATCAATAATTTTATTTTTTTCTAACATATATTCAAAGTGATATATTGAAAAGATGAGCTATTTATATTCTATTAACAGTATCCTTAACATTGACAATGGTAAGAAAAACACTAATAATGTCAATTATTTCCCAGTTGTTTTATCACACGATATTGACACTGTTTATGCAAATTTAGGAGATGATTCGGTTAGCTCGCAATTACGTGTGGTAGGTGGCACATGGACTGATGATATGGTTGTTCATAATATTAAGAGTCACAATGATTCTCAAGGAGGAGTACAAAATGCTCTTAATATCGGCGATAATGGTGATACTATTACAGTTAAATCTACTACTCTTTCTCTCGGTACTGCTGGACAAGATACTTCTTCTGTAACACTCTCAGGTAAGACTGTGGATGCCGGTGAAACAGGTGGCACTGTCAATGTAAAAGGTAAAACCATCCAAGTAGGTTCTGGAAACGATTCCGCTATTGTCTCTCTTGATCAAGATAATCATAAGATTGATGTGGGAACAAGTTCTACTGCAGAATTGAATATGGATGGTCAAACCACCACTATCACATCTACCACTAAGGCTAAGACCGAAACACCTAAGTTCTTTGTGAATGAGGGAAACAACGCTGGTTATATGAAGATTGATACGGATGGTGTTATCCAGGTCGGTGGTTCTGCTACAAACACTACTGATCTATATGGTAAAAACACTAGCATCTTCGCAGAACAAAATGCTTATGTCAATACTTCTAACTTCGCTGTTCAATCGGATACCAACAATGTTTATTTTAAGATGGATGAAGATTCCTCTAACATTGTTCTAGGTTCAGTTAAGACTGCTACCCTCGGTTTGAAGGGTATTGCTACAACCCTTACTGCTGCTACCACCACCGATGTTGTTACTCCTCTCCTGAATGTCCAGAAGGCTACTGACAATGTTCATCTCAAGATGGATGAGGCTAACTCTAACATCGCACTGGGAACTGCAAAGACTGCTACTCTCGGATTGAAAGGTATTGCTACAACTCTTACTGCCGCTACCACCACTGATGTTGTTACCCCTCTCCTGAATGTCCAGAAGG